GCACGCCATACCTTCTTCCATGACGTGTCCGCGATGCGCTCTAAATCCGTTGAGCTCAAGGTGCCCCATCGCACATACGCTATCAGAAACTTTGATAGCGTTGACAGTATCTTCATAGTTTTCCGCATTGATCCAAGGAATAAACAATACTTTTAAATTATCTAGGGTTGCTTCAGATACTTTACTGTATGTTGTAATGTTTGGATACGTTTGTAATAGCAACTCTGGAGAGTTTACATTATTAGTATTTTTATAATAGCAATCATGATTACCAATAATCATATGAGTTTCATACTCAGAAAGGGGATCAAACACAACACGCTTCGCCCATTCTAACGATTGATAATCAATTGATTTTCGACTATCAAACGCATCACCCATATGAACGACTGCCTCAACACCATGCTCCTTTAGTGCAGGAAAGAAGATGTTTTTGTAAAACAGTTCGAAATAATCGTGAAGATGTTTTGATCCCTTTCGGCATCCATAATGAGTATCGGTAATGATGGCAACTTTCATCGATTAGTCTTATATTGGATATTGTCCTTGATACTATTATAGTCCGAACTACTACCAGAAAGCAAGCTATCGTCAACCATCATAACTTCATCATATCCAGTACGCTCAATGATTTTAGTTTTGATATCTAACTGCTTCTTCTCTTTCTGAATACGCCTCAGAAAAGCATAGTGGATGATTTGAGTGAAGTACGCAAAGGGATTCTTTGACTTCTCTGGATCAAAATTGTGAATGTACTGAACACAGTTTTCAATACCATCCGAAATCATGTCCTCACGGAACATGTAATTAACAAAGTTCGGTTTATATGAAAGGTGCGTTGCGATCTTCAGAAAACACTCACCAAGATAATTTGTAATAGGGGGTTTACCTGCCCAGTGCTGGGATCTATCTGCCTTAGTAGGTTCTCTACCGTTGATCTCAATAAAACTTTTTTCTACTTTCGATCTATAAACAATTAGTGCTTCGAGCAACTCCTTGTTGTTAACATAATGTTCTGTCTTCTTTTTAGGCATAGCATTTTAGTCATTTATATGGGTTGTTCTAATTATAACACATTTTAAGGACTTGACAACATTGGTAATCATAAGTAGAATACCTTTGTTAGGTTTGAGAGACAACTATAGCTACTTAGTTATCTTTAGTATCTGTGGGAGGTAGTTTCTCAGGACCTTTATATAATTTCTCTAACCTCTCTCTTGCTTCTTCAACGGAAGCAACATATCCCATTTTATCTGATAGTTGGTCTACTTCAATTTTACTAGAAGATCTATTGTAGAGTTCATCTTCATCTGATTCTATGTAGTTATTATAAATTTCTATTATCTTCTCATCATTACATTCAGTCATTGTCATAACTTTTTCATAATTTACAACAAAGATATCATCATTAGATAATTCTATCCACGGTTTAATTTTAACAACAACACCATGAGCATGTACAATGTGTTTAATGATTACCGGAGATTGTAAAACAACCACCATGTTGTCATCATTAGAGTCAATGGATGATAATGCGAAGATTTCTTCTCCGGATACTAATTTAATAATTGCGTAGAATTCATCTCCCATTAGTTTTTAAGCGGTATGTTTACAATATCATAATTAAAGTTTTCTTCGTTATAAACTTTGATTCTTTCTATTAGATGGTTAAGTGTATAATTTTTCCTGGATTTGTAGGATATGTCGTCAGCGATATCATATAATGTTGCTTTTGTTTTGTTGTTTCCTTTCCTGAGGACCCTACCAATTGATTGGAGGTTACGTATTCTTGATTTAGAAGGAGAAGCAAAAATAACATTATGAAGGTTTTTAATGTTAATACCTGTACTAAATGTCCCATATGATGCTACTATGATCGCATCATTTTCCTTCTCTGTAATTTCTCTTACTTTTTCTCGATCATCTGTTGCTACTCCACCATGCACAAAGAAAACATGGCGTTTATCAACACTACCATTATTTATCATCTCATAAAGTGGTTGACCATGCCCCTCTACTCTAGAAAATAGAATTAAGGTATTGCCTTTTAGATCAAGGGCAAGATTGCGAATAAATTTATTACGTCTTTCGTGATTAATAATATACTGGACTTCATCCTCAAATGTTTCGAATTTATGTGCTGGGTGCTTCAGTAGTAGCACGTTAATATCCAATTTGGCAACATGGCCCTTAACCATCAATTCCTCTGTTCTGATGATCTTATAGGAGGGACCAAATAAACCTTCAAGAACCCATTTATGAGTTTGTGTTCCATCTAAAGTACCAGTGAATCCATAACGATATTTTGCATCGCTAAGTTTTGACATTATAGATATAAGTGACTTGCTTTTAAACTGGTGAGCCTCATCCCCAACTACGACGTTAAAACGCTCAAAATACTTACGGGGGAGTTTGTAGATCGATTGCCAGGTAGTAATAATGACTTGAGAGTTTGTCTCTCTTTCCCTACCAGCGTATATCTTGTGGCAAAATGAACCTACGTCCCAACCATAGTCTGCAAAATCTTTATACATCTGTTCTACTAAGGAAGTCGTCGGAACAACTATCAGAGTATTTTGTCCTTTCTCAACGTAATATCTCACAATCGAGTATATCATCAGAGACTTTCCAGAGGCAGTTGGGGATATCAACAACTTTCTATTATGTCGTAGGGCGTCGTATACTCCCTCTACTTGGTAATCGCGAGGGGAATACTTAGAAATAGACGTCATATAATCTTTAACGCCTTCCTTACATATTCCTGAGTTGACCTCAAAAGGAAGACCATAATACTTATTGTCACGGAACTCATATGTGTACCCGTGATTATCACAAAATTTTGTAACCTTATCTAATAACCCAACATATATCTCTCCAGTTTGGGTATTAAATAATCGTATTTTTCCGTCCCAGTACTTATTTCTGTACTGAGGCATAAACTTTGCTCCAGGAACATCAAACGTAAATTGGTCTGCCAATTCGTAGAATACGTGTGGTTCCGCTTCTATTTTTAAATATACTTCGTTCTTCTTAGAAATAATCAAATGAGACATAATCCATAAGATTCACCTATGAATATTTATTACATCTCTCGAAACTTGTAATCCAATATCATTCTGTATAAATTATTTTTCATCTGCACCAATTGTTCTTGCTCCTCAACTGGACGTGCTGGAGCACCAGGCCAAACTCTAATAGTTTCCTGAACACTATGATAAAGTAGATGAATATCCTGTATGGATAGACCTACCATATAATCATATTGTTCTTGTTCTTCTTCTGAGAAATAATCGTCTTCGTCGAACATAGAATTAATTAAAACCTGATTGGAACTTATTCCATTCGATAGCATTTTTTATTTGATAAGTTCTATTGGAGACAGTTTTAATAATCTCTTCTAGAAACTTTAACATCACATCATAATATCGAATTTTCATATCCACCTTATTTAATTTCTCATCGGCATCCATATACCGCTGTAAGGCGTCTTTCTCCCTAACTTTATATGGGAATGGATCTTCCACATAAACCTCTGCAGGTGCCTTCCCAGAGTAGTAGTTATATCTCTCCAGTTTAACACGACTATAACTCTCCCTAGACTTCTCTCTGAGAAGAGTGATTGTGTTATAGAGCGTATAATACTTTGAGTGAAGTTGTGGAATTTTTAACGATTCATCATGTAGGTTATCAGGGTCAATGACAGAATCTCTCTGCCACATCTCCTGAATTTCATCAAGGTTCATAGAGGTTCGCCAGTTGGATCAGTTATATTGTAAATAGTATACTTGAAAGATGCCTCTGCTGTAAAGTAGTTCACATCATTTTCAGTGGCATTAAACTGCAATGAAGTTAGAGAAACTGGGAAAAGGTCCGCGAATTTGACCCTTGCCATATCACGGAAGTTACTGTTTAGGATATGAAGAGTTCCATCACAGTACTGTAACATCTCATCCTTTTGCCCATCTTCATTGGTTGTCAAATCCTTATACTGTTTAAAGTTTTCAGGAATTCCCAATCCAGTGATCCAGTTATGAATGATCATGTAGTTTTTAAGATCTTCATCAACTAAGAAATTGATTGTGAAATCTTCATACATGACTTCATCACCAGGAACATCCAAAATTCTGAATGTTGTTCCCTGCAAGGCAGTACCTAGACTGATACCAGGTACATTAGCAGAATTTGAGAGAAAGTCAACCTTTTCTTTAGTTGATAAGGTCAATTTAAATCCAATAGGAGACATGAAGTTCCTATTTTGGATTTGGTGATCATAAAAACTACGAGAGGACATTACTCAGAAATAATAAGATTAAACCATGCTTCGCTCATACCTTTGATGATATCGTCTGCAGATTCAGCGTTTTCTGCATATCCTTCAGATACCAGGTGTGCGACTACCTTCTCGTAATCCTCGTGGATTCTTTTTGTTTCTCTAGGAGTTGGTTTCATTTTTAGACAGTAGTTGTATGATTATTTATTCCGAAACAACAATGCTTCCTCTAAATCCACCATTACTGCCGTCTGGATTTGAGCAGACAGATGATGCTTCAGATTCAGTTTCATAAGTGATTTTATCAGATGGACTATCTGACCATCTGTTACCACCCTTATAGTAAAGAGTAATAGAATCACTAACCAAACTAGGTTTTGTGATATAAAATGCCATGATTGTTTTTTTAGGTATTTAGACAAAAAAAGAGGGTCCGAAGACCCTCTGAGAAATATGTGAACCGTGATCACATGAGGTTTTGGACCTGTACGCGTCTGTAGTAGCGGTTGGAGTTGGTCTTGATGCGACCAAGTCCTGCAGTGGTGCCTTCAGCGAATGGGTTAGCAACAAGACCGTAGCGGGTCTTAAAGCCGATCTTAGGCTGGAAGGTGTTCTCGCCAACTGCACGAACCATCTGGAGAGGTACGTATGGGCAGTAGAAGAGACCTGCGTCGTAAGGTGAGGAACCTTTGTAACCAACAACGTAGTACTGGTTGTCAGCGAGGTTTGCAGAATAAGGATCGATGTATACACGATACTTACCTTGGAGAACACCAGCGAAGGTGTTACCAGTGTCATCAACGTTAAGGTTAGCGTTGAGTGCAGGGGTGTAATCGAGAACGCCTGCCATGGTGAGGGCGGAAGCAACGTCTGCAGAGCAGAGGATCATGTTGCCCTTTCCACGACGAGTTCTTTGTGCGATTGCGTTTGCATCGCGCTCGATTTGGAAGATAAGTCCCTTAAACTTCTCAACACTCCAGCGTCCGTTGGAGTCAACGTCGAGGTCAAACTTACCAGCGGAAGCAACGTTGGTCTGTGCGCCAGATTCTGCTGCCTTGTAGATGGTACGGATAACTTCACGGTTGATTTCAGCAAGAATCTCGGTGCTAAGGATGTTAGCGAGTTCTGCTTCAGCGTTGAGACCGTGGATTGCCTTGAGGTCTTGAGCGAGCTCGAGTGAGTACTCAGCCTTCAGGGCGCGTGACTTAGCAGTAACGGTGACCTTCTCGATCGAGAATGCCATCTCGTTGAAGTGGTTGTAATCGCCACTTCCGAGTGCTTCAGCGTCCTCGGTGTCCATACCTTGACCAACTGTGTACTGCTTCTGAGTAGCAGCAGAGTCAGGGCTGAGGAGACCAGGGTTAGAAGCGTTTGAACCAGCGCCAGTGGTGCCAAGACCAACTGCACTGCCTTCAGAACCAGAAACATAACCTGAACCGATTTCTCCAGTACCTGAAGAAGCGTCGGTTGCAGAGAATGTGGTGTCTGCTTCGTCGAAGAATGCTTCGGATCCACCTTGTGAGGTGTACTTAGAACGCATTGCGAAGATGAGTCCAGTAGGACCGTTCATTGGCTGAACGCCTGCGAGGTCATAAGCGACCAAGTTAGGCATTGAGCGTCTGATCAAGGAGATCAGAACAGGATCGAAACCAGCGGTTGGTGAAGATGCGTCTGCACTGAAACCAGCGGTTGAACCTGAGGAACCAGTTGAGTTAGTAGGAGCTGCTTCTGAAAGGAATGCACGCTCTTCTCTTGCTTCTCTCTCTTGGTTTTCTAACAGGATAGCGGTAACTGCTCTACGATGGGAATCCTTGATAGGATCCATACCATCATAATCGAGAACGGGTGCCCACTTCTCCTGCAGTTGTTCAGAATTGAACATTTGCATTTGAATTTACCTCTTTAAAAAAGTTAGTTTGATTTACGATAATTTAAAAATCACTTCTTGGAAGCTCTCTGAAGAACTGAAAGATATGACTCCATTAGAGGAGAAACACTCTGAGATTCCTGAGTCTCCTCAGCAACCTCTACTTCTTCAGCTACTTCTCTTTGAGCACTAGTTGCTGACTCAGAGAAATATGAATTTCTTAGAGTAACTAGTTTCTCACGATAGGTCTCTTCACTATCAAACTCAACGTTTTCGGCAAGAGAGGCAAGTTTTTCCTTCTGAGTGACTGCAAGTCCTTCAGAAATTTCTGCAAATATAACATCTGCAACTGACTCTGCTAACCTCTTATTAAGAGCAACATTCTTATCGATTTGCTCGTTGAGTTTAGACTCCATTTCATCTAGTTTATCTACCATGCTTTCGATAACATCATATTTTTCTTCAGGGATGGATACATAATGTTCTTCAAAAAGACTCTTCATTCCGCCAAGGAATGATTCTGTCATTTCGGTCTTCAGACCGTGCTCAATAGCGAGTTGGTTTTCGGTCATCCACTCTTGAGCAACGTACTCAAGATAGGAATCAACACGCTCTACGAGTTCTGCTTTAACAGAAGCAACTTCTTCGGAAAGTTGTGCTTCATATTCTGCCTTAACTGCTTCGGTGATCTCAGCAGCCTTGGTCTTGATTGCAGTCTCAAAGATTGTGCGTGCTTTGTCTTGGAACTCTTCGGAAAGTTCCTCACCAGCAAACAATGCATTAACGTCTTCTTCGACGCTATACTCTGCTTCGGTTTCGGTTTCTTCCTGGACTTCCTCGTCGGTAGCCTCTGCAACAACTTCCTCTTCGGAAGTTTCTTCTTCGGAAACGACTTCCTCTTCGGTTGCTTCTGCTTCTGCTACGATCTCTTGATCTTCCTCAACCTCAACTTCTGCCTCTTCTTCCTTCATGCCCTTAGGCGCAGGATCGGCAGGCTTGGCACCCTTGTTAACGACATTCTTGACTTGAGCAAGAGTCGAACCAGGTTCCTTGAGTTTTGCTGAATCGTCATCGGGACGATAGTTTTCTGGGGAAGGACCGCCGAGATCTTCAACACTTGGTTGACCAGAATCGGCCAACTTAGGCATTGGTTCAGCTGCAGCAGCACCTTTGGTTACTACGTTTTCCATTTCTTGTAAATTGCTACCAACGGACATTTGTTTATGATTAGTTTGTATTAATCTGTATTTATTTATATTATTAGAGATTTGCTAAGAAATCCTGGAACAACTGTAATTTGTGCTCCTCAAGTGCTTTTTGCTCAACAAGTGTATTAATACGCTTCTGAGTTGTTTCTGCGAGTTGTTCGCGAAGAATTCCTCCTTCCCATACCCACTCTTTTCCTTCCATAATTCCCGATACAAATGCATCGGGTGCAGAAGGATCGGCAACAATATCAGCAGCAGTTGCTAACATGAAATCATCACCTACAATTTTACAACCAGAATGATCTTCTTTAATGGAACCAATTCCACGAGAAGAAACTCCTAGTTGTACACCCTCACCAATTAGTGATTGTGCAATCTTACCCATAGGGGTATCAAGAAGTTGTGCTTTACCTTTAAAATTGTTTCCTTCTTGAACGAGAGAAACAATCTTATGAGAAACTCGATCAAGATTGACGGTAGGACCGTCAGGATGACCGAGTTCTCCTAAAGCACGACCTTTTGCCGTAAAGTTTTCGTTGTATCTACCAACTTCACGAGCAAGAGTTTCGGTGGGATACATTCTACCATTACGGTTTTTAATTCCACCCTGAAGGAATACACCTTCAATGAAACACTTCTTACATTTACCAACCTTTTCGGTGATAAACTCAACTTTTGAGATTTCTTCTGTGATTAGTTTCATCTTATAATTGTGAGATTCCTATCTTATATTTATGATTTATAAACTATATGTTTATCCTACAGCAACTGAAGTTCCATAGTAATCACCACCGGCAGCATCAGAAGCAGTAAGTTTAACTTCGTTGGTTCCATCTATGTTGTAAATATATGCTGAACCAGAAGCACTTCCGTTGTCATCATTACCACGAGCACCAACAACAATCTTATCATTTCCCACAGAAACTGAAATTCCAAACTGATCATATTGAGCACCATCAGAAGCAGTGATCTTAACTTCACCAGTTCCATCTAGATTATAAATGTATGCTGATCCTTTATCAGAATTAGAATTAGTAGAACCGACAACGATTTTATTACTTCCTACAGCAACTGAAACTCCAAAGTTATCACCACCGGCAGCATCAGAAGCAGTTATTTTGACTTCACCAGTTCCGTCTAAGTTATAAACATATACTGAACCAGAAGAACTTCCGTCGTCATCATCGTAAGG